TTCCCTGAATGGTGCTAGACCCTGTAATTGCACCGTCTACTTGTAGCGTAGACGCCATGTCTACAGCGCCGTCGATATCTACAACGTCTAAGTTTGCTGTGCCTGCAACGTCTATGGCACCTGACACATCTAAGGTAGCTGCATCTAGTTCGCCTGTAAGCGTAATATTTCTAAAGCCTGTAATATCTTTATTACTATCTACTACAACCGCTTTGGAGGCTGCCACAGTTCCAGCGGTTATGCCGTCAAGCATTTCTAGCTCGGCTTCTGTTAACTCTGCGCCTGAGCCTAGCGTAAGCGTCCCCGTTACCGTCAGGTTGTCATTAACTGTTACTTCTGATGTGGTGTGACCTATTGAGACTGGAACGCCTGACGTAGCGGTTCCTATGGTAATTCCGTTTGAGGTATTGGAATTATCTATGTTTAGTGTAGATGTAGAGTCCAGTGAAATATTAGAGCCGTCTACAACCAAGGTTCCATCTACATCTGTATTGTCTAGGTTGGTGGTCCCATCTACATCTAAGTCGCCGTTAAAGTCAGCGTTGCCACCAAGAGTCAGTGTCGTAGCCATATCAACCGCACCGTCGATATCCACTACATCTAGGTTGGTTGTACCGTCTACGTCTAGGTCACCATTAAAATCTGCATTACCAGCTAAGGTTAGCGTAGACGCCATGTCAACTGCGCCGTCAATGTCTACGACATCAAGATTTGTGGTTCCGTCTACATCTAAGTCGCCTGCTAGGTCAATGCCCGCAGCGCCTGCTAAAACTAGATCGTCAGTAGACGTATCCCAAAGCATGTACGCACTAGCGGTGTCTCCAAAAAACTTTACGTCATACCCGGTGTCATCTACACCAACTGTAACGGTCGAGTCAATTTGCACTGCGCCGTCAATGTCTACTGCGTCTAGGTTGGTAGTTCCGTCTACATCCAGATCCCCATTAAGATCAGCATTGCCAGCTACGGTAATAGTGCCAGACACATCCAGTGTGCCGTTTAAATCTATTGCGGTAGCGTTAAGCTCAATTTCGTCTGTTGCGTTAATGTCCAGTATTGCATTTGAAGGAGCATTGATGTATTGACTGGCATCATTAAACTGGATTGCCATTGTAGAGTTAAGTAGCAATCCGGTATCTGCAACATGTGTTAGCGTTACGTCGGTGTCTGCACCAAAGCCAAGAACAGCAGCATCTGACTTAAGGGTAAGGTCGTCGCCAACGATTGCATCAGTCCCGACCGTTAGGCTTGTCATTAGCTCTAGATCAGCAAACGCATCTAGTACCGCAGCGCCTGATCCTGCACCATCAGTAAAGACTGCTGCAACCTTTCCGTTGCCAATAGTAATGTTAGCGCCAGAGCCTTGGCTAATAATAATGTTGTATGGCCCGGAAGACCCTGAGTCGCCAGTAGCGTTCTCAATAAGCCACAGTTTATTAACTGTGTTTGGAGCAATCGTAATTGTGCAATCAGAGTCTAGGTCGCCCGTGTACTTAAGAAAGATTGCGCGGCCTTCATCGGCGGCGCCATCTGCTATCGTCGTAGTATGAGTATTGGCGTTAGTGGTAATTGCTTCTGTACCAGAGCCAAACGCATCTGCAATCAACTCAAGGTTAGTGTTGGTTGACGCTCCCCATGTGCCTTCTTCGTCGCCAGTAGCAATTTCCTTTAAACGAAGATTGTTAACGTATGTAGCCATTACTTAACCCTTACAATTGCATTAGATGAATCGGCATCTGGAAACTCTACTGTAAACGTCGAGCTAGAAACCTCTCTGTCGATTCCAAAATCAAGAACCGCTACAGCCTTGTTTCCATTTGTACTGTTATAAATTAACGCGGCTCTAGCAGTAAAAGACGCACTAGACCAAGATGTGTCAGCAAAGTCGGTAAAACCAACGCTGTTAGAAGTTGTTGGCTCTACGTTTGTTAGCGTGTTACCACCTGCTGTATAGTTAGTGCCTGAACTGCTTACCTCGCCAGTTGTTGTGTACACCGTTGTTGACGGGCCTAGTGACGCATCATCAGTATACAGAGCAATCTTAAATGTGTTGCCGCCACTAGCAGAAAAATTATGCACAGCTTTTAAAACTTCGCTTTTAAAAGAGTTGCAAATAGACTGAGTAATAGCCACAACTATACCCTCGGCACGCGAATTGTACCGTCTCTGTATTCATCAACGGTCATGCGCCCCTCTGCCTGTGTCTTTAGTAGCCCAAGAGCCTCTTGATAGCGTTGGTTGTATGTATTCATAAGATCGGCGTCACCTTTCATAAAAGTGTACGCTTCTATTAGGGCACCATAAAGCAATGCGCTGTCAGCGTTTGTTCCAAGCCACGTTGTTGAAGCGGTAACGATGCTCGCAGGCTTGTAAAAATAACTTAGCCTATATGCAGAAGTTGCACTTGGCGAAGGGCCAAGGACAAAGTTTGTGCTGTCATAAATTGCATAGTGTTTAGGAAAACCTTTTACAGAGTCGTCAGGGTACGCCTGAGACATAAAGTTGTAATCTTTGTTGATCAAAAACACTTGATCACTTGCAGAGTTAGTGACCGCAAACGACAGCGGCGCCAAAAGATCTGACGGGAACGTTAAGAGTTTGGTCGAAGTTGACAGATTTCCGTCAACTATTTTTCTGCTAACTGGTAGATTTACTGACCGATAAATACGATCTTCGGCTTGTTTTACGAACGTAGGAATATTATTTACAAACGTTGTTTCTGTGTTATCGCAATAAGCCTTAATCGCTGCAACTAACTCTGTATAGTTCATGTCGTAGAAATGGTTACAGTTCCAACGTGTGTTCGGACTGTGGTGCCGCCGTCTGTGTCAGCGTTGCCGTTACCTACCGGATCCCAAGCAAACAGCCCACGGCTTTCAGTTAACGATATGTCAGGCCTTGGATTCCTTAGAGATTGCGGGTCTGTGTAGTCCCCAAGCTTTCCTAAGAAATTTTGTGGCTGGTCCGCATCCCACACATCCTTACCAACTAGTAGGCCAGTTTTTACACCCGCACGAAACTCAGGCTTTAAATCAGAAAGTTTGTACCTAAACCCTGTTCGGTCACAAAATCCAAAAGCATGCTTGCCGTTTGCGTATCTGCCCATTAGACGCTCCCGTAGCCGCCGGGCACAAATCTAACAGACGACCTGTCACGGTCTTCTGACTGTGCTAGATCCCACTGAAATTCATACTCTGCTTTTAAGTCAGCCATTCTGTTGTTAGCCTGCGGGTACTTCATAGACAGTTGATACGCTAAACCAGCCACCATGCAAGGCAAAAAGCGAAACGGTGCATCCATTGTGTACTCACCGTCGTGACCTACATCTTGAACCCTACGAAGCTTTTGGTAAACAAACGTGTAAGCTTCATCAGGTGTGGGCCAAAAATAAGCAACCGGAGCAGCACGTTGCTTGTCAATGTAAATATTTACAGGCCTGCCAGATGTATTTTTATTCGGTAAACTTGAATATTGAGACACGCTAATACGACTAAGCTGTTCGTCGTTTTGTGTAGAGCCGGACCCTGTTCTGATCCAGTGCTCAATAATATCAATTGTATCGGTAGGCAGCGTCAGCGTGGCTGTATCCGCTGTCAACGATGTCGAGACTTGCTCGACAGTCCAGAAGTTTATGCCTCGGTTTGCCCACTCAATCGTTAATAGGTTTAACGAACGAGTAGCTGTCTTCAGATCGTAGCCAGTACGAAGCTGGAGACCGCAGCGCTCAAACGCTTCTTCTGCAATCTCTGTAATGTCAAGATCAAATGTGCTAGTGCCAGAGGTGGCCATCTATCCTCCCTTGGGTTAACCGTATTGTTTTTCCAAGACGAGAATAATTGTATACCTGTCACCGCTACTATGGCCAACCGTAGTAAAAAGAACGTCACCGTTTTTGCCGCCACCGGCATTGTTCGTAAGTGACTGCATATTACTAAAGTCGTAGTGACCAGAACTGGAGTCAGACACGGTAAAGCAAAGAACGTTAGAGCTTGCGTTCCAAAGAATATCAACAGACATGCCTTCTAAGGCGTAAAATATTTGTTGAATTTTTACTCCAGAACACTCCCTATCTGTTCCCGGTTCTGCGCTAAGCGCCGAAACATCTACCTTTGTAACCGCAGACTCGCCCGAGCCATCAGAAATATTCGTAAACTTCATGACGGCAATTCTGGGGCCGTCAGAAAGAGTTTGTGATGTTACTGCATCAGCCATGTTATTTTCCCGGTGAGAAGACAGGGCCACCCACTCAAGGTGGGTGACCCCATCCGTTAATTAATCTTAGCTGTCTACAAACGGAGTAGCTAAGGTTCCGTCACCCATCAGGAAGGCCTCTACAAACCATGTCGTTGTGTTGACACCAGTTAGTCTGATAAAACCACCAGTTAACCAGCCCTGCTCAACCTGACCTAGGTCAATAATATCGTTGGAGGACGCTGGGTGGAAATTGTCAGTTTCGCCAATTTCTCCTGTGTCAAACAAGAACGCAGTTCCTAAGAAACCATCGGTTCCATCAGTCGTGGCAGTTTTAATCTGCCCGGCGCCGGTAAACGTGGTTTCGACTAGAAACGTGTAAGTAATTCCAGCCGCCGGAGTCGGAAGCGTAACTACAATTCCTGCGGCACGGTTAAACCCGAACACGGTACCAGAGTCGGCAGAGGTCAGCGTCTTGGTTGCCGCAGTAATTGATTCGTAGTCACTAACGATGTTTGCAGCGCCGGTAAGCTTTAGCGTGCCGGTGCCCGAAACATTACCGCTTGTGTCTACGTCGAAGTTGGTTGTGAAAGCGCCAGTGCTTGTGCTTTTTGTTACCTGCTCAAGTCCACCTTCGGCCCGCACATTTCCACTAAAGGTTGTGTCAGCCACAATAATACCCTCTTACGAAAGGATTTGTTTTGGGGTCTCCGTAAGTGTCTGCCGGGACAGTCACCCAAAACTTTAATAAACCCGGAAATAATTTATATAATAAAAATGGGGCGAAGGCAGCGTTACCGCCACCCCCGCCCCAAATACTACTAAAGCGCTTAGGCTCCGGGTGATCCCCAGATTCCAAGCGGATCCGAAACGCCAAAGCTGTAACGCTCACGCGCCTTGTAGCGAACGTTTCCGGTGTCAAAGTCACCGTCCATGCTCGTTTCCATTGCAACGCGAGTGAAGTGCTTCATTCCATTCGGAACATCGGTCAGCAGGAACCACGCATCTGTATCAGTTAGATAGTGGTTTACAACATGACCTTCGGGAACAACACCCATTACGCGAACTGCGTTAATGTCGTTGTCCGCCGTCCCCGGACGAAGTTCGCTGTCCAGAATGCGCTTAGCGACAAACTGAAGATCGGGCGGAATAATCATCTTGCGAGGACGCGAGGCGATCAATAGACCACGCTCATCCGTCCACTTAGCAATCTGAATAACCGCCGCTTCAAGCGAGGTTTCGTTGAGGTCAACCGCCGTTGCCGGACGGTTGGAGTTTTTACCACCGCTAACGAGCGGGTGACCGTCACCACCTGTGACGCCATCGCTCGACGCAGTGAAGAGGTTAACGCCGTCGCCACTCTGATAAGCGTTAGTGAATCCATTGTTAAGAGGGACCACTGCTTTAACCTGCTTCGTGTACGCCATGCCGCGTGCAAGCGCCTTGGTGTAACGAGCAGACAGAGAGTCATACAGGTTGTCCTCCATGGCCTCTTCGGTAATCGAAAAGCCCATAGCAATCGTTTCATGGTTGTACCGCGCCGTGAACGATTCTTGTGCTGCATCATAAGAAATGCCGCTGCCTTCCGGCTTAACCGGGGCAGAGCCAAAGCCCGAAAGCTTTACTTCTTCTTCAAAGGAACGATCCGAGTTTTCCGAATCGTAGATCTCGGCATGCTCGTTGTCGTAACCGGCATACTCAAGACCAAACAAAGCGTTAAGTCCGGGTAGGAGTTCCTTGAGAAGTTGTGCGCGTGAAATAGCCATTGATCAATCTCCTTACAAGCCAGTGGCGTTGAGGTACTGGTGATTGGAGGCTGACCCACTCGACGCTGCGTTGAACTTCACAATAACGTCGGGGAAGGCATCACTTGCAGTTGTACCAACAGGGGCAAGGCTGTCGGGTCCGTCAACAAAGTCGAGAATCCGAAGCGGAAGCGTGTTCGTGGTTGCAGGCGTGTCGCCGTCCAAGGCATTCTTGGACTTGCCGATTGCCGTGCTGCCAGCGGTCTGAACAACAGACGCATTCAATCCGCGATCTGTGGTGTTCATTGCTTCATCAGCTTGCATTTGAAATACAACAAATGGATCGTCAATAACGTAAGCCATCGCATCAGAGGCAACCGTAGACGCAGGCCACTGCGTATTAAAGGTCTTCTGATTGGTCGTGCTTGGCGTATATGAGCAACCCACAAAGATTCCGCAAGTTGTTAGCGCAGTGGTGCCAGCATCCTTCTCAATGTCACCGTCTGCAACAAGCTTTACGAAATCACCATTAAAGATGGCGGTACCGTACCCACTAGCAATCGGCAGTTGCCGAATCTTGGCCGTATATGAGCCAGAAGCGCTAAGGGTACCGATAGGCCGCGCACCATAAGGTGTCGCTGTAGCTGCCATGATTATTACCTAAGTTGTTTGCGACCAATCAGGGTACAACCTTAAGAGTTGCCGCCCCCCATGGTCACACTGGTTTTACGTTCGGGCGCGAAAAGCGGCATCCGAGGATCGTTTTCACGCATGAAATTATTGTCTACTGCTTGCATCTGGTCCCGAGCGCGCTTGGCGTAATACTCCTGCCGTTGCTGCACAAACTCTTCAGGCGCCTTGCAAAGAAGCAGGCCACCAACTTCGATGCCGCCCTTTGCTGCCCATTCAGAGCCGTGATCGCTCATAATTTGTAACTCGGGATGATCTTCTGCTCGCACTGGTTCCCATCCTTCACGGAACCTTTTAGATGCGTTGGTATTGTCCACTTGTCCAACCATGGCTGTCCTTACCCAACGAAAAACCCAACCGTCTTGCGGCTCGGGATCTGGTAGAATGGAAGCTGGCTCCCAGTTCTTTTGGCGCTCACTGCTTTCGCGAGTGTCGAGTCCACTTTTTTCTCTTGGTGCGCGATCCTTACTCATGTCAATTCTCCTTGACTAGCTGTGCCGCATATTGTTGCGGACTAAGACCAAGACGCTTCGCGATGCGAACTTGGGTTTGCGTCAGCTTCACTGTGCGTGGTGCTCCCCCACCAGAACCTCTCTTAGCTGGAGCTACTACGGATTTTGCCTTTTGGCGTTGTGCAACGTTGGCTCCTTCGCCTTCGTTGAAATAAGAGGGAAATACTTCTCTAACCCTCGAATCAATTAATTGATAATATTCGTCTGTATCCGGGTCAATACCTTCACTTACGATTTTGTCATGCACACCATATGCAAAACTTGTCATTTCGTAATCGTTTCCAAACCACTCATTACTTTGCTGCCACTCAATAGCCTTGGGATCAGGCTGAGGTACCTGCTCCTGTTCAGGGTACTGCTCAGCATACTGTTGCTGATACGCTTGGGCTTGAGCGTCCATTTGTCGTTGTTGCTGCATAACCGCAGACTTCCAATCGTTTACAACAGCACTTGAAACATTACCATGATTTGACTCAATCATTTTTGCTTCAATTAAGTTTTTTTGCGCCGTTGCGATTGCTTCGGTATCGCCTAACTCGTTTGCCCGCCGAAGCATGTCTTCAGCCATAGATACTGCTGCTCTGGCTCGACCCTCTGCTTGTGTGTCAAGGGCAGACTGTGATCTCTTTACAAGCTCCAGCAAACGTTGGTTTTCTGTATGCAACTGTTGAGTTGCACGAATAGCCTCATCTGACATCCGCTCGGCTTGTTCTTTTGCGCGGCGTTCTTCGTGGTATTCCCACTTTAATTTTTTAATTCGATCTTGTGCGCGGCGTCCAACCTTGGTGATTTCTTTTTCATCGCCATCTGACTCTGTTGGTTCATCAGAATCAATGTCTTCTGTGCCCGCTTCTGCACTTACATATGGTCGATCTTCTTCGGGCGTGTCGTCCACTACTTCAATTGCAAGATCGTCTTCGGTTTTAACTATATCCGCAGGATCTTCTACAGTGTTCTTAACGCCAAAGAATGCCTCTTCTTTACTTGTCATGGTTACGCCCTCTCAATGCCACGCGGATCTTCGACTACCGCCTCAACGGTGTCGTCATTAATAATGCGGAACTCTTTGCCGTGAATCTTTAAGCGTGTGCCGCTAAATGCACGAAACACTACCCAGTCACCTACTTGGCAATATGGTCCGTTAGGAAAACGGTTTAGGTCAGAGTAAGCATCTGGCCCCATGCTCATAACCCAGCCTACAACAGTAGCAATAGTTTCTTCGTGTTGATATTTGGCTGACTTAATAATGCCGCCTTCCGTTTTTTCATCTACTTCTGGAAGAGCAATAAGCATCTTGTAGCCTTTCGGCTCAGGTAGCTGTGACGCTTTCCTTTGAGGTGCGTCTTCAGCTTCGACACTTTCGGTGTCTGTGGCCTCTTCGGCCTGAAGCGTGGTCATTAAGACCTCCGTATTGTAAGTGCGCTACGAATTAGCGGTGCGTCCTGCAACAACAAATAAATATATAAAAAAAATAAAATCAATACTTAGGCATTTTTTTTCCTCGAAGATCTGGCTTTAACCTTTGCCTTGTCACTTAACTCACCAAAGTGGAACAAGCGCTGGCTTGTTTTTGTGTGAGTCTTGTTTGTATGCAAGTGACCGTTTGGCATTTTGTGCATTCCTTTGCGCCACACGGTGCCGTCCTTTAAGTAATGGTTTACGCCCTTAGCCATTTTATCTATGCCTCTTGGTTTTTTTTGCAATACTTTTTGGTTGCTTTGAAAACTGTTTTCCTTTTTTTGTGTCTTCGCGTTTTTTAGCGCTTGTCCTATTGTACTCTTCAGCAGACAAAGCCATAATAGCGCCTTCGGGCAAATAACGTTCTCCAGTTTTTGCGCTAGGCTTACCGCTTTTAGTCCGCCACTTTTGTTTAGTCCAGCGGTCTAGGCTTGTTTGGCTTTTTTTCTTAGCCATTTAATTTCTGTAGCCCCCGCCCTTAGCCTTGTATTCTTTAGCAAGCATTTGCGCTTTTCGGGCAGACCACTGACCAGCTTTTCCACCCTTGGTGCCCGCTTTAATTTTATTAAAAAGCCGCTTCCTCATTGTAGGCTTAGTGTAGTTACCGGCTTCATTTACCCGTGACTTTGTCTTACGCTTTCGCGTTGGTTTTTTTGCAGGCATTATTCCCACTTTGCATTTGGGTCATTCATTTTTTCTTCAAGATCAAGGATCTCCCTTTCCGCCCAAGCTAGGCCCTCAATCATTCCTACCATCTGTCGGTACTGCTCGTAATCAGTGCATGAGCCAACCGA